TCCCTGAACCGTTCTTCTGATCTGGGTACATCACGTACGAGACCGTGTCACCGACCTTGTACTTGTACGGGCCTGATGGAATGCCCATTGCCTTGTTGAACAGCTTCCGACCGAAGCCCTTTGGATCTTCGTACTTCAGTGGACGCTTCTTCTTGTCAGCGATTTCCATCTCCATGCCTTCTTGCAGGGAGACCTGGTTCGGTTGAGCAGTTACAGCACCGAGACGGTACTTGATCTGATCAGCCTTCAGGCCATCCGGTGTCAGGTTCAGACGACCGTCTGGGAACACGTGAATCACGGAGTGCAGCTGACCCTTGTGTGGACCAGCGTTCGGCACTACCTTGTCGCCGACCTTGTACTGAGGAGTTGTTTCAGCCGAGTCAACGTCTGCATCAACAGAAGCATCGTTCGCCTGCTTCTGAGCTGGCGGTGTGTTCACAGCCGTGACGTCATTCGCATTGTCAGTCTCATCACCAGCAACAGCAGTCGATGGTGGGACCGTGCCAGCTGGCTTCAGTCCACGACCGAGAGCTTGAATCGCTGGGTCTTCCTTCAGCATCGCTTCGGTGATCGGAACAACCTTCGTCTTCTTGCCGCGAGCCCCGATCGTGTCAGCAGACTTTTGTGCCGTGCCTTGCGAGGTGAATGAGACAGGCTTCCCGTCCTTCTTCCAGACCTTCCCGTCGATCTCGATGCCGAACTTCGTACCAGCGGTTGCACCGGAGTACTTCGGCATCGGGCGTGACGAGGCCTTCGGCGCACGTGTTTCGTGACCGAGTTCGAACTCAAGCTCAGCGCGCTTGAATGCACGGTGATCGTTGAAGGCTTCTTGCACTGTCTCTCCTTGGCATTCTGAAACGCCGGCACGCATCAGCGTGCTCCCGCGCTGAACAGACACCGCGTACAGCGTGTCCATCTTATCATCGTCGTTCGCGAACTTCTTCTTCAGACGTTCGAGTTCCTTGTGAGCCTTCGAATCCTCGTCGAACGGCTTCGCCACAAACAGCTTCCAGTCCTTGACACCTGGCTTCAGGTGGTACGCGAGGTAGAACATGTCTGGCTCGACATCACCGTGAATCAGGCTCAGTTGCTTCATCTCATCGAGAGTCTGCTGTTCGCTCACGGCTGCACCGCCACCTGCAGCAGGCGCAGAGGCACCAGCATCCGCTCCAGACGGAGCAGCGCCACCGCCTTCTGGCGGTGGTGGCGATGGCGGGTTCGTTGCGTGCGCTGTGTCAGCAGGTGTTGGGGTATGTGGTTCGCAGTGCTGCGGCTCCCAGTGTTGCATCCCACCGCCGAGCACGGCGACTGGATAGAAGCCGCGCAGCATCGGACCCATGACCATACCAACGGCCTTGGTCTTCTTGTGCTTCACCACATCGCCCTTCTTGTGCTTGTGGTGCTTTGTCTCAGCTTCTGAGAGCGAGAGGAGTTCTGAAATGATCGACATGGATGCTCCGAATTGATTCTCTATTTACCGATTGCAGATGCTTACATCGCAAAACCGATCTTGTCTGAAAGATGACCTGGGCTAGACTTGCCACGAAGCTTCGCAACCTCGATGTCTCGACCTGACTTCAGGGGTTCGACCTTGATCGTCCCGTCGTTGTTCAGACGAGACTTCACGTACCACAGATCAGGGATAGCCGAGGTCACGAGTGGCAGGAAGTTCAACTTCGATTGCGTGTTGATGAACTTCACAACGTACGTTTCCATCGCCGAGATCCCAGCCGGATCATCTGCTGGTGGGAGCGGAGTGTACGTCTTGAAGTTCTTTGCGAGCCAGTCGTTGATCTGACCTGGCGCGACCTTCACCGAGTTATTCTGAATCAGCAGAAGAACGGCAAGCTCCTTCTTGTACGTTCGAGTAAGGATTGGATCCTTCGTCGCGGCCGTAATCACCTCATTCACCTTCAGCGTGTTCGTCTTCCCACCAGACTTCTTCGAGCTGAACGCTTCGACTGAGCCTTCGAACTTCATTGTGAAGTCGTACAGTGGTTCGTTCCCGAGCTCAGGGAACTTCACACCACCAGCCGCAAGGGCTGGATTCTCTGCGACCACGAACAGCGGCCCAAGGATCTCCATGAAGTCCGTGTTGATCGTGTTCTTGAATGAATTGTCCGAGGCTGCGCCAGACGAGATGTATAGGTCACGGCACTTCTGTAGAAGCTTCTCGTTCTCTGGGTCGTTCGCAGAGTCAACAAGCGCCTTCAGGTATTCTGTCTCGGCAGCTGGGATCTCAGTGTGAGCCGTCAGGATCTTCTTGACCTTCTGCACGTACCCAGCGATCGTGAATTTTCCAACGATGCCGATCTGATCAGGCTTCAGCGCGATACCAACTGAGCGCTCTGCCTTGAATGGCTTGTCGATGTCAGTGAACTTCATTGTGTACGTGCCGCGGCCAACTCGAACCTGTGGCATTGGCGTGTACTCACCTGCGAGCACTGTGAGCGGATCACCCTTCGCGATCTCTTTCTTCGGCTTCCCAAATAGGTCGTACAGCGTTGCATCGTTCTTCGCGATCGTGTCGGTGTCGCCCCCGAAGTACTTGTCCCACTTGGCTTGACCAGCGGTACCTTCCATGAGGAGCTGCTTCAGCGTGATCATACGTTCTTCATCTCCGCATCAATCGAAATCATCCTCATAATATCCTCGCGGCTAGCGACGACGGTGCCGTCAGCTCGATTGTTGCTGAATGGAACGAACGCAGCGTTCTTCTTCCGATCACCCTTCACCTTAGCACGGGCTGTTGCTGCGCCAAGGGCAATGTTCAGATAGTTCGCTGCAACTTCGGCGTTCCGTGCTGCGTACCGAGGTTCGATGACCTCCATGTACTCTGTCTGCTTGTTGAACGCATCAACGGCTGCTGTGTACACGGCGTCGATCTTCTCATCGATCTCTACGTCCTCTTCATCCTTTTCAGGAGGAGCTTCCTTGCCCTGAATCGTAGCAAGCTCACCCTCTTGCATCGTCTCGTACGCATCGGCTTCTGCCAGATCGTGCGGGACGGTGTTGAACAGCTCGTCAAGCGGGCTTGGAATCTTTGTTGTCACCTTAGGTACTTCGCTCACGTTGCTCTCCCCAATGCCTTCTTAGGCTTTTGCCGGAACAGTGTCTTCTCGGTCATCACTCGAAAGAGCGCACCGTTCCGACCTGCCCAGTCTGCTGCTGCGGCCCACTTGGCCTTATTCACCATCAGAGCCTGAGCATCGCGTTGCGACATCCCAGGCGTCTCGACTGATTCTTTGTATGGCTTGATCTCAATGATCTCTTTCTTGATCACACCGGTGTTGTCTCGGTACATCACGATCATGTCAGGATAGTACCGATGGACTCTATTATCTAGCGGACTCACATATGGAATCGCGAGCTCTTCTGAACCCCAACGGAGGATCGCGTCGTTACTATCTAGCCACTTCAGGAAGTACAATTCCCACGAGCTTCGGAACATGATGTTCCGCACGGATTTCCCGACGTACTTCTGAGGATTTTTAGGGACGAATCGTCCGCCGAGCGCCATTATGTGATCGTGATACCAGCCAGAGCAGCTTGCTGCTCTGGCGTGTATGCACTCGATGATGACACGATCGCAGTTGGCGATACTGAGCCAAGCACGTTCGAATCCGTAATCACTGGTGCGGAGGCTCGAGCGCTCTGTGAACCACTAGAGCTTAGCATCCCAGTCACACGATTGGTCGCGCCGCCGAACAGATCACGAGCACCGCCACTGATAATTCCACCAATCGGACCTCCAACGGCGCCCGAGACCTGTGAGCCGATCGCTGTTGCGAATGCGCCACCACCAGCCTTCTTCACGAGCGAACCAATGGCATCAGAGGTGAGACCTGAAACGCCTCGACCAAGCATCCCAGAGAGGCCATTGATCAGCTTGTTCCCACCGCCGCCACCTCCGCTTGGTCCTGTGCCTGTTCCGTTCCCAACATTGTTCGGCGTGATGTCGACTGGTGCACCATGAATACCTGGCATTGCAACATTCTGATAGTCTGGCGTGTACGCAATCCCATTGATGCCAAGCGAGCCGACCTTCACCATTTCCATCCAGTCGTAGTCGAACGCCATTGTGAGCGCCGAAACATCGTTCTGCTCATGTGAGAGCTCGTCAAGATCGAACGAGGAGATTCGTGGATTGATGAAGTCGAACGTGTTCATCATCACTGCACCGCTGAGACCCTGTGAGTGCGGATCCGCGTAGATCTGTTTCACGCGAATGCACTCAATCGAGTTCCCGAACGCTGAGTTCACGACAGAACGATGCGCCGTGTCTGAGCTAGCCTTCGCGCTGTTCCCGTCCGAGAACACCATTCCGTTCCCAGAGGCGAGCGTGAGATTCGATGTTGGAGGTGGAAGCGTTGTTCCATCGCGCTTCACCTGACGTTGCGTAATCGGCTGGTGAATCATCATCAGCGTTCTAAAGAAGTCGAACACACGGTTTCCAACGTCGTCCATGAACACCATCGTGAGCTCACGGTGCTTGATGCGCTTTAGAACTTTCGTATGGAAGTTGTACATGTTCACATCGTCTTCGTACTCGAAGTCGAACTTCGGACGATCAACCTGCTTGATCATGAATGTGAAATCATTCGCACCGGCGGCACCAAGGATACTGAACTGCTTGATTGCTTGCGCTGTGAAGATGAACTGAACCTTGAACAGGAACTTCAGCTTCGGGCGCATGTTAGAGTTCGCAAGCGCGGCGGCGTACGAGGATGCATACCATGAGCCGTCGTTCCGATTCACTGGCTGGTTGCCAAGCCCTGAACCTGAGAGGCGACCGAGGGTGCCCTTTGTGAAGTCTTCGACGACCGACCCGAATTTCTCGGTCGCCGCGGACTCGAGGGTAATCTTTGAATTGTTTAGAAGGCCTTGAGCTGAGAACGGCATAGGGTTGTCTTTGTGCTTGTTCTCTATTTACGAGAGGCCAGAGACAACAAAGGGAGCCGAAGCTCCCTTTGTCTTGATGCCTTCAGGCTTACGCGACGTTACCGCCGAGTGCTGTGCCGAACGCGATGCCGGATTCGATGTGACGTGCGTGGTCGAAACGGAGCGACATTGCGATCGTTGCTGCTTCAGAAGCCGAGTAGTCACGGTCACCGAAGTCAGACGATGCGATCATCACGCCTTCAAGGACCCAGGTCTGAACGACTGTTTCGTCACCATCGAGCTGATCGATCTTCACACCGAACTTGTAGTCCGAGCCAGTTGCAGCGGTGTTCAGCCAACGACCATCAAGGTCCGTGCCGATGATGCGTTGCTGAGTTTCGAGCTGGCTCTTCACAACCGTCGCTGCGAGACCAGTGATGTCGTCTTCAACCGTGACATTGATTGGTTCCCACGAGTGCTTCCCAGCGATGTACGCTGTGGAGTTGTATCGGTGCAGAACCACTTCTTCGAACGTCAGGTTCGGAAGCGTGATGTTCGTGACCTGCATCGTCAGGTTCCGTGAGTTCGTGCCAGGGACCAGAGCGCCCATGTTCAGGAACGTGATTCGGAACTTGTTCTTCAGGCGCGGGTGCAGGATACCGGCGCCTGCGCCTGGGATGCCGAAGTTTGCAAGTGTTGCCATGTGTTTTCTCTCCTGTGGGGCTCAACCGTTAGAGCTATTCATTCGTGTCCTATTTATGCGAGCCTGTGGATCCTGAACGCAGGTTTCAGGGCGGGCGAATCAGAGTACAATGAAGCTATTCAAGTTCATAGGGATCACATGCGCATCCTCCAAATCATTGCTCATCCGAACGAGGTCTCGTTCACGAAGTCCCTGGCTTCTCAGTTCGCGGTTGGTGCAGAGTCGGCCGGGCACAACGTGTACATCACGAACGTGTTCGACGAACCAGCTCGTGGGATCAAGGCCTGGGAAGACCTGATCGAACAGGCTGACCATCTGAACTTCGCGTGGCCCTGCCACTGGGAGATGCCGCCTGCGAAGCTCGTGGACTTCCTACAAACTGTGTTCGTTCGCGGGTTCGCGTTCGAGTCACAGGGTGATAGAATGGTTCCACGACTGAACCTCCCAGTGACTTGCCTGATCTCGATGGGGCAAGAGAAGACACTGAGCACTACGAACCTCAGCGAGGCCATGAAGTACTGCGGCCTGCATCCTGAGTTCCTGATCTTCAACAACGTTGGCCCTCGACTCACATCTGAGCGCGCCACAGCATACCTTGAGTTGGCGTATCGCGCTGGCGCCGAGGCGAAAGGCAAGCAATGCAAGTGAATGCATCAAGTCTCGAAACCCTGTTCGTTCGAATGAACGAAGCGGTTCTGAATCATCCAGAGTTCGTGTCTGAGACTCGCATTGGTCGAGCACATGAGATGATCGACATCACCGGCCGGGCTGAGAGCACGCTTGACTTTCAGTTCACTGACGAACGCATCAACCGAATCAAGTACGACTACGCCGAGAAGTTCTGGGAGTTCATGATCTCCGGTGGGACTGATGCTCAAGAGGCATTCAAGGAGTTCCCGAACGTCGCGAAGTTCATGGCGAAGCCGAAGAGCGATTCGCTTCCAGAGAACTTCAACACGTTCTACGGTCCGCGAATCGTCGCTCAGTACGACTCGATCGTGGCTGAGCTGAAGCGCTCGCCAACGACTCGTCGTGCGACGATGCTCATTCTGAGCGCGGCTGATCTTCAGCTCCTCGACAAGGACGAGACGCTCGAGTTCCCATGCACGATCAGCATGAACTTTCAGATCCGTGGTGGGAAGCTGATCATGAGCACGTTCATGCGTTCGCAGAACATCGCGATCGTGTTCCAGCTCGACATCTACCTTCAGATCAAGCTGCTGCACAAGATCGCAGCCGACATCGGCATGAAGCCTGAGGACACCAAGTACCACGTGCACATGGCGAATGGTCACGTGTTCGAACGAGACTTTGAGTACATCAAGGGGTTCCTTGCATGAGAGCCCTCTGGATTCCAATGTTCTCGATGCGGTCGTATGAGACCGGACAGTACAGCATCCTGAAGGACGGGAACTTCCAGCTGATCATGGCCCGCGTGCTCGCCTCGGACTTCGATCTGAACTTGGTCGCGGTGCCAGCGAACTCATCGGACATCCTCGATTTCCTGAAGAGCATCGAAATCTCCGAGCGCATCAAGATCGTTCAGATGAACTACGGGATGAATGCTGTTGAGACTCGCGAGAAGTTCTGGGAACTGAATCACGAGTGGATGAATGATCTTGACAGTGAGCACGACATCGTGATCGCCGATCAGGTGAACTCGTATCCAGGCACGAAGCCGGTGATCTACAACTTCAACATCTCGAAGATCCCTGAGCTCGATCGTCCGTACGTCGATCAGTTCTTCGAGCATGAGCTCGAGTCGATCTCGAAGTCGGTATTCTCCACCGTGATCAACCCGCGGCAGCGGGAGTACATCCTCGAGGTTCGACCTGATCTGGCTGACAAGGTCTTTGTGAACACGAAGGTTGCTCACGAAGATCGTCTTCCATCACCCGAGCACTCGACTCCGTCGACGGATCTGATCTTCTGGCCATTCCGAATCTCTGACAAAGCGTATCAGTGGGATGCGTTCTGCAAGCAGTTCGAAGAGGATGGACTCGACAAGTGGTTCCGAGTCGTCGTCACTGACCCGAACGACACACTGAAGGATCCACCACCATGGGTTCAGGTGATGAAGCTCTCGAAGGCTCAGTACTATCTGACGCTGACGACTCAACCGTTTGTCGTGATGCTCGATGACATCGATCTCGTCCTGCATCCTGGCACCGTCGAATTCATGCACTACAAGTGCAAGCTGATTTGCTTCAAGGCGAACCTGTACGAG